ATGCCGCGCAATAAGCTGTCTGAAACGAAGATCAAGACCCTCACAAAGCCAGGCATTTATTCAGACGGCGACGGCCTTTATTTACGGGTTCGCACCAGCGGCTCGAAACAGTGGATTTTCATACATAAACGAAAAGGACAAAGAACGGAAACGGGCCTAGGCGGCTACGGTCAAGGCACCGCACCGGTATCGCTTTCACTCGCTCGCGAAAAGGCCGAAGATATACGCCAGCGCCTAGCACGCGGTGAAAACATATCCCGTAAGACAACCTTCGCAGAGGTTATGGACGATGTGCTCACCGTGAAGCGGGAAAGCTTCAAGAACGACAAGCACAAAAGCCAATGGAGCATGACGCTCGAAAAGTATGCAAAGGATCTGCATACGAAAGCAATATCTGAAATTACCCGCGACGATGTCTTGGGTGTTCTCAAACCCATCTGGACAAAAATACCCGAAACAGCCGATAGAACACGTCAGCGCATAGCAGCAGTGATCGACCATGCAAAGGCCAGAGGTCTGTTCGTCGGCGATAATCCGGCTGACTGGCGCGGAGGACTTAAAGAGCTTCTTCCAGCACGCAGCAAACTTTCAAGAGGACACCACGAGGCGGTGAGCTATAAGGACCTTCCAGCGGTTATAGCGAACCTTCGTCAATCAGACACAGTCTCGGCCCGCGCAGTGGAATTTATCGCCCTGACCGCCGCGCGATCTAACGAGGCTCGCTCTGCCAAATGGTCCGAAATCAATTTCAAAGATAAGCTATGGACCATCCCCGCTGATCGTATGAAAGCGGCGAGAGACCACGAAATTCCGCTATCTGATAGAGCCGTTGAAATTCTTAATATGCAACAGCAGCGTGCGACCAGTGACCTGATATTCGAGGGGGAGAAACAAGAAACGCCAATCAGCGACACGGCCTTGATTAAGATATTCCGTGCTTCCGGAGCTGGGAGCGCCACTTTGCACGGCCTCAGGTCGTCATTTCGAGATTGGGCAGGCGATGAAACAAATTATTCGCGTGATATCGCAGAAGCAGCTTTGGCACATGTTTTGAGGGATAAGACGGAAGCCGCATATCGACGCGGCACGGCGTTAGCAAAGCGTCGTGCTATGATGCAAGAATGGTCCGAGTTTCTCGATATATGATCGGATTTACTTCCCAACAATCTGCGAGTTGCACTTATATGAACCAGAGAGCAACCTATTCATAGCCTAATATTCCCTTGCAATTGCCTCGCTTCGGCGGGGTTCTTTTTGGGTACGAGATAGGGAGTTTGCGAAACGCTCCCTAGGGCCTTGGTAATGACCTCCGTGGGTTAACCAAGGCCCGCTAATTTGCTCCCACCGTCTTGCGATTGGCATTCTACGGCCAACGTGGTTGATTGGTGCCACGCTTGATTTCCTCATTTTCTTCAAGCGCTGCACTCTGAATTGACAGAGCCCCCCTCCCTCGGTTCAGAGTGCCTCCCTTATTTCTTATCCTGCGCCAGAACGGACATAAGCTGATCAAGCCGCTTATTTGTCCCTTTCAGGTCTTCACGAAGTTCGCGCACGTCCTCCCGCAATAAATCGAAATGGGCGTCGAATTCGACCCTCCTGACATATTCGTCACGAACTTGATTGATGCGGTGATGCAATGCGTCGTCACCGTCCTTGATCGCCTTCGAAAGTACTCGAAACGCGACAATCAATGTTGAGATGCAGAAACCGACAACTTGCACGTCGGTGTCAAGAAACCATCGCCATTCATCACTCATAGCTGTTTGGCCTCCTGTCCTTCCATGGCTCGGAGCCGTTGGCGAATGTGGAGGTGTTCAACAAGCCACCATACAAAGACGATGCCGTTCACCAGTGCGCCAGTGAGCGCGTCCGCTGCGCCGGTATCGAGGTATCCACGTGCAATTAAGTAACTCCCCACGGCCTGCAGGATCTGCCGGATCAGCGGGATTAATAGACTGATTTCCATTTTCAAACTCTCGGCAATAAAAAACCGCCTCAAAGGGCGGCGTCATTTTGAATTTTGCGGCAGTATCAATTCAACTCTGCGGCTTGCTTCCACATCGTATCAATGTCTTCATCTGTGAGACCGATTTCAGGGATCGACAAAATCTGATCAAACAATGGATCAGTGCGCAGGAACGTAGGCTTGTCGGCGATTTTGGCCAAAGCAATTGTTTTGCTCGGATCTGGCAAAGCTTCCAATCCAGCGACGATTTTTTCATGCAAACCAGACTGCAGACTAATCACGACATTGAGCCGCCATCGTTCAAGTTCCGGCATGATCGTGCGCAATTCTTCTACTGTCATGAGACTGACCGGGTCAACGATTTCCGAGCCGGTCCATTTCTTGCCGTAGACACTGCCGCCGGGGCCAAAAGTAAAACCAAAATCGCTGTCGATGCCAATGACGTCAAACCCTCCGAGCTGGGAATGTTCGATATCATCCGTCATTGAAAAGATTAGACCGCCCTCATTTACCGCGATGTAAAAAGGATGAGGATCATCCTTCGCCGCATCGCAAATATCTTCGCCGTCTTGAGTACAGAACAGGCTGACAGTTACGGATTGCATGGGGCCGTGCACTTTATCGCCATTCTCGTTGATGTGCATTGGCCCCGGAATGTTGAAGCGTTTCGAGATAGGAGTTAATTTTCCAAAATTTTTCATTAGTAAGGTCCTAAAACTCTCCAACCAACATAAGGGATTAAGACTTGCGGCTGGCGGGCTGCGAAGTGAGAAATTGCAAAGCTCCCCCCGCCAGCTTTCATGAAAGCAGTCAAGACGTACCCGCTCGCTTGGTTCCACTGATTGAATGCAACATCAGAGTATGACCACTCTATCCAGCCTGCGATCCGTGTATCCGTGACAGAGCCGTTCTTCCTGTCGTCCGCAAAGGCTGCACACCGACTTTCAATGTAAGAACTGAGAGGACCACCCCACGCGGTGCCATTGATGTTGCCGCTCGTGTCCATATAGGAAGGGCCGCACACAAGAGCGTTGTTTGCTTTCACATTGCCTCGGCTTTCAATGTAAGCGGATACAATGCTGATCGGGAAATTCGCGGCCCCATCGTAATTGATGGTCATCGCTGTTTTGTTGTATGCGCCCGATTGTGCGTTGAAACTTGAAAGCGTTATTCCGCTTCCCGATGAGCTTGGCTCTAAGACCCATCTCCAATGCGCATAGGCCGCACCAGTCCACCCCATCTGGACAGGGTAAGATTGCGTGCTCGACGTTCCAGAGCTGAACACAGCCCCCGAATGTGCCGTTAGGAGTCCACCGGAAATATCGAGGCCACCACCTACAACCGAAATTCCCTTCGTGCCGTTTTCGAGGCCAATAGTGACGTAGCCATTTTCCACACCCCAGCCAAAATACCAGCTGCGCTTTTTATTCGGCAAATAGCCGCCGATGTAGCCTGTATGAGTGTTGTCGCCCGGCGTCAGAGACACATAGCCGCTCTGGTCATCGGAAGCGGTGACTATCAACTCGCCTGCGGTTGAAAAGCCTGACGCAATGCCGATGTTATCGCGAACTTGTTTCTTTTCGGCCTCAACAAGCTCTTGAGGACCGTAAGAAACTGCGGTTGCAGACGCCACAGATTTCCATTCGACCTCGTTATCGCCGTCACCCGACTTCGTGAGAACCTGCCCCGCTGAGCCGCCCGGTGCCTGTAAGGCGCTATCAGCTGTCGCTCCCTGTTCAGCCGTCGCAAAGTCAACTTCGTCATGAGCTGCAGCTGTGCCAATATCATGCGGCTGGACGGCTGTGTCAGCAAGTGCGCCTTGCGCAGCTGTGGCGACCTCCGTGATATCACGGCTTGCAACGCTTCCCAGCGTTGGCCGATTGTTCAGGTCGTCATAGTCGCCGCTCGTCGCAACTTTTGCCAAGTCATCAGGCTGCACGGCGGTGCTGGCCTTCACACCCTGTTCTGCAGTTGCAAAGTCTTCGACGTTTCGCGCGGCAGCGTTGCCCACAGAGGCAGGCGTAAGCGCTTTGTTGTTCGACACACCGGCCACAACGTCATCTTTCGTTGCAATCGGGATTTCAAAGTCATGTGTATGATAAGGCACGGCCATATTATCGGCCCTCCAATGTCTGGACGCGCGCAGTGAGCGCGTTGATCTGGTCTTGAAGTGGTTTCAGGATTTCACCGAGCGGCGCGTGAATAAGCCGGTTATTCGCGTAGAGAACCACGCGAACGTTGGCTGTATCAGTAATCGCTGAAACCGGCGTGAGGATGATGTTGTCTGTCGCCTGCATCATGTTTTGATCACAAAATACATTGCTTTATTGATCGGACGCGCCTCATTCCCACCATCTCCGGCTGTCGTGCCCGCGAACGGATGAGAATGATCAGGGGCCCATGAAGTGCGATTTGGTGCGTTGCCGCTCCAACTCGACATTGCTCTGCTGATGTGAACCGCGCCGCCATATCCGCCTTCACGCGGTCCCGCGTCATGATCGTGGCCACCAGCTGCGGCGGTTTGCCCTGAAAAAGGGTGTTCGTGTAAAAGGTTTTGACTACCCTGCTCACTGCCAAAGACACGCCCCGGATCGACGCCCTTGCCATCGTCCCAACCACGGATAAAGTCCGCTCGCAAATCCGGCACGTTGAAGGTTGTGCTGCCATCGCCAACACCATAGCGACCGCCGATCACGTTGAAGAGCCGTGCAAAGGTCGTGCGAGAAACAGCCTGACCATTACAGTAAAGGCAGTCAGGAGGCACGATAGGGGCAGCAACCGCAAAAATCAGACCGGCAGGAATGCTCTGCGTTTGGGTCGGGTTGAACATGAACCAGCCGCCCGCATTGTCAGCAAGTGCCGAGCAATAGATGAAGTCGTAAATGCCGCCTGCCTGTATCTGTCCGGCTCCTATAGGGACAACACCGGAAAGACTGATGCAATAGATCGGCTTGGCACCCACCGCGTTGACATTGAGTGATGCTGGACCGGTGTTTGTGCTGACGGCGCGCAAATTGATGCGGATACCGTCGACATATTTATTGAATGGCGACTTCGCGAAGACCGAAATGACATTCGGCGTTCCCTGCACAGTCGCAGCGCCGCCGATATCGGTAATGTATTCCTTGATGCGCTGCATCATCGCGCGGGCTGAGTTGTTAACCGAGCTCGGGGGCTGGCCTTCTGCCCAATTGATATTATCGTCTGAATTGGCATTGTTCGCCGCCTGCAGACTCCAGTCGTAAATGCTCGACATTTCTACCTCCTAAGCCTGATTGTTCCTGCGGCGACCAAGTCCAGATAATACCTGGCTAAGTGCCTGCATCTGCTGTTGCGATGGTCCTTGAAGTGGTGCAGCCGGTGCAGGTGCTGCTTCCCCACCGTCGAATGAGCCCGCCATCCCCGACAAAGAGCCAAATACATTCGTCAAGCCGCCCTTAACGTCCCCGCTTTTGAAGTCGTTGAACGCGGTCGTCATGCTCGGCTGCTGTGGCTGGTTCTGCGCAACCTGCGGCGCTTGTTGCGGCTGGGCCGGTGGCGTTCCAATGTTGATAGGCTGGCCCATGGCTGGCGCTGGCGTGCCGGGGGCCTGAGGCGGTGAAGCTGGCTGTGCTGCAACGTTGCCAGATGCCATGTTGATGCCGTCCCAAGGTCCAACACCCGCCGCCTTTGCGCCCATCCAGTTGCCCCAGCCGCGTTTTTTAGCGTGATCAAGTGAGAAGTCGACTTGCTTCTGCCATGTCGACGGATCGCGCGCATCAAGGCCGGTTGATTTGGTGAAGTCGTCGCCCATTCCCGCGTGAGGCATAGCCGGATTGATACCGCCATAGTGGAGCTGGAAAGGACCGAAGGAAGAACCGCCGTCACCACCGTGATCAGGCTTTGACGGGTCAAAGACGTTCATGCCTTCGTGGCCAGCAACACGGGCTGCAATGTCGGGATTGATGCCGCGCTGATAAGCGGCTTGCCGGATATACTGTTCAATTGGGGTCATTTGGTTTGCTCCATAAAAAAAGCCGCCTCAGTAGGCGGCTGGACATGTTTGCTAGACTCAGATTTCCATCTCATTTTTGAGAAATGAGGTAGGGGATGCCGTTATTTCATTGCGCGCCGATAAAGCTTGGCGCTGGAAGTATTATTGAACCGGGGAATTGGGGCCGTCTCTTTGATCTACATGATTGGAATGACGCGGGCAGTGTGCAGAGAGATTTTGCCGAACTAGCGATGGAGTACGGAAGGAAAACAATCCGTCCTGAAGCCCCGAGCCGGTTTAACTGTGTGTTTTGTCTTGAGGATGAGGCATTAGCCCGTAATTACGCGCAACAATTTGCGAGACAATCGGTGCTTCACCAAGTGGAGCCGGTCGAAGTGGACGGCCAATTGCCCGCTCAGTTTCGTACCATGTATAGCCTGATTTGGGCGCTTGAGAGAGAAGCGCTGTCACCTTTGAAAGCTCTTGAACTAAATATTCAACGCTATTGGCAAGGAAATCCAGATAGAGACGTTGAAGTTCTAGTTGGTGGACCAGTTCGTGTTGTTCGGGCAATTTAGGTAAAGGGTCCCTCTTTGAGGACATTTCAATTGGGGTCATTTGGTTTGCTCCATAAAAAAAGCCGCCCAAAACGGACGGCATAAATTAATGCACATCGTGCACTTTTATATTGACATAGTGTACTAGGCGCACTATTTGAAGATCATATTTAAGGAGATTGGGATGCCTACATTGATCAAAATCGGAAATCTAAAAATCCAGATTTTCGCGGATGATCATAACCCACCCCATTTCCATGTGGTAACACCGGACTACGAAGCACTTATTCGCATATCGAACTTCGAAGTTATGACCGGCAACATCGACCGTCGCACTCTCGCTGCGGCTATCGAATGGGCCAGCGACAACAAGAGGATTTTGGAAGATGAATGGAAACGTCTCAATTCATAACGACATAATCACGGTTGGCGATAAACTGCCCCGGCTGCGCTCTGCTTCGCCTCTCGATGATAGAAAAGTACGCGTCACCTTCGAGGACGGCGAAACCAAGATTGTTGACCTTGCCCCCGCGTTGGAAAGCAAGCGCGTTTATCTTCCGTTGCGGACCGACGACGAATTGTTTCGTTCACTCCACGTCAGCGAATATCGTAATTCGATTGAATGGAATGACGATTTAGATTTTTCGGCCATGTGGTTAAAGCGCCTCCCTTCCGTAGAGTTCAGCAACGTAGATTTCCGCAACGCAATGGAAGAGTTGGGCATGACGCTGGACGGCATGGCTGCGGCGCTCGAAGTTTCTCGACGCCTGATCGCAGAATATAGGAAAGACAAGCCAATCCCGCGCCATATCGGGCTCGCCACGCGCTATCTCGTGGAACATCAGGCGGCATAGCTGCCGCCCTTTCTCCCAACTCATAGGGCTATCGATCAGCGTGCAGCATCAATTATGAGTCTCCTCTAACAAGACAGAGGAGATTTCAATTGAGTATCGAAAAAACACAACGCTACTGCGAGCATGACCAAAAACTGGTATTCGCGGAGAGATCAAAACCAAATCACTTAGTGCATTTTCTTCTCACTATCTTCTCAATGGGCGCTTGGCTTTTCGTTTGGGTGCCAATAGCTATGCTTGCTCATATGAGATCATTCAAATGCCCATCTTGTGGATCACGAACGCGTAGCGCGTCGTGGGGGAAGAGGCAGTTGAAACAACTCAACCCCAACTCCTAGCGATACCTATTAGCGCAGGACCGCCGTTAGCCTTCTCAGAAGGATTTAATGAGTCGCGCTAATTTGTGACCGGAGTAAAGGTGAGGCATAATGGTATCTGAAGTCCCGGCTGGCCTAGGTGCATTGAAAGCGGCGTATGATCTTGCAAAGGGCGCTGTAGGGCTCAATACTGCGTCTGAAATCAATGCCGCTGTCATCAACATTCAAACGAAGCTTCTTGATGCGCAATCTGACTATTCTGCGCTCATGCGCAAAAACGGAGAGCTCGAAAAGGAAATTATGAGCCTCAAAAGCTGGGAAGCAGAGAAAGAAAGATACTCGCTTCAAGAACTTCCACCGGGTATTTTCATGTTTGCTCTTAAGGAAGATATGCGCGGCTCTGAGCCAGCACATAACCTTTGTGCAAACTGCTATTATCACGGCGTCAAATCGATCTTGCATGTGACTAACTCCTCGGGCGGTATTAAGCATTGGAAATGTTATTGTTGCGGCTTTGAAGCTGATACAGGAGAAAGACCTCCTTTACCGCGCAGCAATTCTGGCGGCGGATGGATGGCCCAATAACCCCTCATTCTTAGGGATATCGATTAGCGCGCCTCCTAGAATAAGTTTCCTCCGTTTTTGATGGAGGGAATTTTGAAGAAGACGTTTATTCTTATCGCTGTTCTTCTGGGTGTTTCAGGGTGTCAGAGCGGCGGGGTTGGTATGCCTGAGTCCCCGATGTGGTTTCTAACCGCCACGCCCGAACAGCAGATAGCTTATTACAGCAAACGTTGTTCTGCCTATGGCTTCAAAGCCGGGACCCCTGAAATGGCGCAATGTATCATGACGGAGTCACGATCTTCAAAAGATCGCGCAAGCAATCAAATGGCTGTGTCCAGAATGATAACAGCAAATTCCGTCCCTAGGAATGTGATGACTACCTGCAATAGTTTCGGCAATACAGTTACCTGCAACAGTAATTAGAACCCCAACTCATAGTGATACCCATTAGCGCATAGAAAAGCGGCCCGTAGGCCGCTGCTCTCAAGCTGCTTTTTTCAGAACTCTATGCGGCAGCAGATGTGGGAACATTTCCGCTATCCGATTGAGTGCATCGGCCTTTTCTTCGGCGGTAAAAGTGGACCAAATTGCGAGTATTTCCGCGTCTATCTGATCCATTATGCTGCCGTCGCCACTTGGTAGCGCTTGATTGCAGATTGCAAACGGCGCTTGGCGTTGCCTTCCACCCGCTTAGCCTCTTCAAACTGCTGATACTCTGACTTTGTGGCGACCATCATTTCTGACCAGCCGTGAGTGTCGCGCATAATGTGCACGACATCGTTTTCCTCTTTCCATGCCTCATAAGCTTCTTCGAGTGCTCGACGGCTAAGTTTACGGTCCGTTTCGAAGCCCTGCAATTCGATTGCTTTTTCTGCAATTTCAATGAGTTGTGAAAGAGTGCTCATTACGCCACCTCAACCGCTGGAATTTCAACCCCATAAACTTCCTGCCAAACATCAGCATGGTACGCTTTGACCTTGCCATAGTTCGTATCTGGAACCTCAAGTGATGGAATACCCATCATTTCAGCAGCTTTTTTCAATGGTCGCCACGCAAAATCCTTTTTGTATGACATCTCCATACGCTTGACCGTGGCAAACTCCATCGACCGATCCAGCGCCTTTTGAAGCTTGTTGGCTTTCTTGACCGCTTGACTTGCCGTGTTCATGGCTGTGGCTTCACGGCGATGGCCGATTTCTGCTTTCGTGCGTTCTGCAATCTGGCGAGCTTCGTATTGTTCAGCCGCAAAACGTAGCGCGTCACCGTAGGTCTGTGGGATTTTTAACGGCGCTACCTCAACTGCGAAATAGCGCTCGATCATTTCGTCAAAGACTTCCCAAGCTTTGTCGTCACCAAGCGTCTTCGCAATCTTTAGGTAACCGCGCTTGGTGATCAATCTGCCACTTGGAGCCTGCTTTTCAAAAGGCCAGTCGATCTCGGTAGGCCAAACCTTCCGAGATACATTGTGAAAGTCCTCTCCTTCAACGAAGCGGTTTCTGTTGCGAGCAAACGCATCTTTTGCCGTACCATCTGGGCGTTGATGCACCTTGTCGATCATCGCGTAGGTCACCACTTGGTGGCCCTTGTACTCGACGCGGGTTACGTCCGTACCTGCGATTTGCACATGATTATTCGATGTGTTATTGTTCATCTCATATTCCTATTAGCTAATGTGGAATTAAGAAGGTCGAGGATTACGCTCTGCAAAGCGCCTCGGCCTTTTCTTTTTGCGTTGTTTCTAGCCCCCTCCGTATCAGCACCCTGATTGCTTCGGCCCGGCTCCGCATCCCAGCCGGAACCCCCCATTTGTCGACTGCGTTGAGTTCTTCTGCGGGTATAAGAAAAACAACTCTTTCGTTCGTTTGCCGGTCGCGCCGTGCTTTCTTGTATGGTGTCACAAATTGGACCTCCGTTGACATTACGATGTCAATTTGCATGACAATTGATTTGTTGTCAATCGCATGTCAATCAGATTGACAAGATAATTGGTGATTGTAATGGCAAAAGAAAAAGAACTTACGTCGCGACGGGTTTACGTACTTCCTCAAGAGCTTGTGGACAGGATCGTGGCGTTCCAAGAAGAAAAGGGCTACAATTCCGAGGTCGAGGCGGTCAGGAAGCTGCTCGATGAGGCTCTTCTTCATAGAGATACCGCAGCAACCATAATCACTAGGTTCCTATCTCGCCTTGCCAACCTCAAGATGCCGGCAGAAGTATCGCGAGATGTGCTAGTGGGGCATCCCTTAGTTAAGGAAATCAGTTTTATGAGTGACGGCGTTCGTTTTACAATTGAGAACGATGGGAAATACGAGATATCTGAAAATAGTGACGTTCGACGTTATAACGCATTCTCGAAAGATTGGGAATCTTGGTCTATTTTTGATGATGAATTGCCGTTTTGATTTTCTATCGGTCCACTACCCCAACTCCTAGCGATACCTATTAGAGCTGCACTTGGAATAAGCTCCCTCCGTTTGACAGGAGGGCGCATTATGAACGTTCAGGAATACAAGCCAAGCGGTCAATGGCGTTGGAAAGCCTTTCAAGCCGTTGTGTGGGTAGGCGTTACAGTTCTGCTAATTCACAATGGCGGCGAGGCTAGCCAGTATCCAGTTTTCATAGGTGGTTTTTGCGCCTACTTCGCTACTGGATTTGCTCAGTTGTTTATTTATCTGTTTTTGAGAATGCTCGGTCGTATTCCAAAAGCGCCGAAGCAAGGGCATGTAGGCCAATTGGACGCGTTTGCCCGCGAAGTTGGTTTGCTAAATAACTCTGAACAGGCTTCGACATCAACACAGCGCCGCTGATTTTCGGAAGTTGCTTTCCGATTATCGCACCGGCAGCGGCTCCTTCCATAGGCATCCCCATCATAGAGCCTACTTTAGTGCCTATTGATGCACCCGTGCCAGTTGACATCATTGGATAAAGACGCTGCGCCGTGCCGCTATTTGGTAACGGCGTCATGAGTGACTGGCCTGCTTTTACAAGATCGGTAAAATCACTTTTCCCTATGGCGTAAGCAATCCCGTTTTTGCCAGACTTGGCGGCTCGTGCCAGTTGGGCAGGCGAAATTATGCCGATCCCGGCAGCTTCGCCTCCCGCACCGTTCGCAGCGTTTGCGACAACCTTGAAGTTGCCCCACTTTCTGCGCAACTCTCGCCACACACCTGAGTCAGGCGCATTAGTCTTTTCTATAGAACGATCCATTGCGCCGTCTAATGCGTCTCGCAATCCCTTAAAGGCACCTGATAACAAGTTATCATTTCCTCTTGCGGACTGAGCTAGTTGCCCTAAATCGGATCTAACTTGCTGATACCATTCACCTGAGGCGACCCCTTTATTTTTTACAAGCTGTTGAACGATCTCAGTTCTTACGCGATCAAAGACAGGCTTTTTCAGTGCATCAAGTTTGTTGCCATATCGATTAACTGTTCCAATAAAATCGTTCACCATCCCCTTGTCGAGAGTGAGAGTATTCCTCTTTGAAATTGCATCAAAACCATCCGATAACGACTGTTGCAGGTCAGCCAGATTGTCAGGGGTAGCAAGCCCAGCTCCCCCAGCTTTTCGCATAGCTGCGTCGGTAAATGCGTGCGCCTGTTCTTCGATCATGTTTTGCGCTGAGCGACCGCCGGTCATGTTTTCAGCGTAAGCGAGGTTTTTGTTTCCAGTTTTCTGACCTGCGGTAAGCTGAATACCCTCGTTCTCAAGGGTCTGAATTTGACCAGCCCGCGCAGCGCCAATTGCGCCACCATTTGGTGAGATTGCCTTGTTCAACAGGCCTTCGCCCATAGGTGAGATCACCGCCGCCCCCATACGCGCATATGGCTCCCACGCCGTCCCCTCGGTTGCTTGGCCTGCGGCCTCACTTGCAATTGCCGGCACAATGCCGTTTTTGATGAGACTTGGCGCACTCAACCCACCGAATGCGGCGGCGCCCGGCAGAAACTCGCCTAAAGTGCCTGCATATTGGCCAAGCCGCGTTTTACCGTGGTAATCGGTGGCCCCATTGGTCGCATCTGACATATAACCACGCATTGCGTTACCGCTGCCAATGCTATCCGGCACGGCAGATCCTGCGAAGAAGGAACCCGGTTCAGGTTCATCAGGCGAAAAGCCTTTCCCTTCAAAGTAGTGCGCAGTTCCCGTAGCTCCCTCGTATCCAATCTTTAAAGCTTGTCCGGCAGCATAGTTTAAGCCGTCAGAAACCGTCCCCGGAAGGCCGGTAAGATCAGCAACGCCACGTGCCAATCCAGACGCGCCCGCTTTTGCAACGTCTTCGCCGATTGAAGGCTGCATTGCTCTTCCACCTCTGGCAATCGTCGGGCCGACCGTTCCGTCGTTAGTGAAGGATTGATTTCCGCCCTGCTGCTGCAAGCGCAGACGCGCCGAGGCCATTGCTACAGCGCGTTTCTGTTCAAGTGTCATTTCGTCCATAATGCTTTCTCCTCTGGCGTCATCACGCCCCATATAGACGGGTCAACACCTTGCGGGGCCGGTGCTTTCTCGTCCATACCGTCAACTCTTTCATTCGCGCCGAGCGGTTTATGTGTGAATGGTGAAATGATAGGATGCTCTTTGTCATATTGAGCAACCACATCGTTCCAATCAGCGGTATGGCCTTTGTAGGACTGCGCCATGTGAGCAAGATCGATTTTCTGCTGTGCCTGCTGTTTATAGATGTCGATCATCGCCCGGTTGCCCTTCTCACTCAGAGCAAGTCCCGGATTGTTTTTGAGGAATGTCTGGAAGTCGAACTGAGTAGGGCGAGCAGTCATGCCGCTGGCGGCAGTTGACGCAAACTGTGTTCCTAATTTACCAACCAGCTCGGAAGGAGCCAGACTTTTGACGTCATAACCAAGGTTTTGCATAATGCTCTTGGCTTTGACGACGCTATCTGCTCCCGGACCTGTCGCAATATTTCCGTTGCCAGCATTGAATGCGTCTTCAATGAGATTGAGAGACTGCAACTCTTTTCTGCCATCCTGTCCAGCGTCCATATAGCCAATGATGTTTTTGGCTCTGGCCTCTCCGAGTGCCTTTTCCTCTGCCGTTTCACCGGCATTGCTGAGATTGACAAGGCTCGGAGACAGAGGCGCGGGAAGCCCCTTTTCATTGTGGATGTATGGCGTTTTGTCGGTGTCAGAAATACCGAACTGCGCCCGTTCATCCGCTGAAAGTGGCGTTCCCGGCGCACCACGTCCCGAAGTCCCGCCTTGTCCCCATGGGTTATAAATTGGCTCAACGCTGCCCGCCGCCTCATTGGTGCGCACCATTGTGCCATCAGGCAACGTAGAGAAGCCGTATTTCGTTGTAGGCTTCGCATTCAACTGGCGCGTTTCAGCCTGCGTTTTGTCGAGATTTGCCTGTGCCTGCTGCGTCTGCAATGCATATGAAGGGTCTTGCTTGCGGAAGATATTGCTGAGCGCAAGATTGAGCGCATCATGGTTGCCGTTAATGGCCTGCGCATCTTCCTGACTGTAGCCGTTGTTCGTCAGATATTTGATAGTCTGGTTTTCGCGCCCGCCCTGTGCGACAGACAGACCACCTTTTGCAAGACTATCGCTGACAGAGTTGCCCTGAGCCCAGCCTTGAAACATGTTTCCCAGCCAACGCCCGGTGTCTGACTTGTCGAAGTCCTTCCACTTGTCGATAAAGCCGCTACCGGTGCCAGACTGCTGCGAAGGAGGGTTTCCGGTTGGCTGGCGCATTCCGGCCCATGGATCTGGATGCTGATCCGGTGATCGTGGAGACAGCGAACCCGGAACATTCTGATAGCTCTCCGGCTGGGCATGTGGTTGCGACTGATTGTTTTGCGAGAGTGCTGCCTGCGGGTTGGTAAGGAAATTCTGAGGACCGGGCAACACTGATGCAATCAGCCGGTTGATAAGCCCCGGCTGTTGAGAATTGTCGATTGGCATGACTTCACCTATTTTTTCATAATGGACGAACCAATGCCGCCAGCCGTTTGCAGCGGATTGCCACTTTGCTTTGACGTTGTGGTTTGCGTCCCGTAATTGCCTGCTGCACCTTGCGTAGCGCCGTTGAGCATGTTGATCCGGTTCCAGCCCCGATTGTCTGTTTCAGACCACTTGTCCCAATCAGCGTTAAGCTTATCCTGATTGTTCTTGTCGATGACCTGCCCACCAGTGAGCGCGTTGCGTTCGGCGTTGCTGTAGCCCTGATAGAGATTGTTGAGGCTGTTCAACTGACCCTGATTTGCCGCGTCAATCTGTTGGTTTGCGGCAATCTGGTTGTGAACATCCTGATTGTACTGATTAGACAGGGCATTGCTGCGCACATTGCCGAGCGATGTGGTCATGGCGTTGGTGTTGGCCGCAGAACCATAACGGCCTGCGCCTGCAAACTGGCTCATTGTCTGGTTGGCGGTCTGGTCCAGCTGGCCCTGCAAGGAGTCATTGAAATAGGGATTATTGCCGACCATCTTGCCAGAAGCCATATCTGCAAGGTTGGTGCCGCTGGAGGTCTGACCAGTTGCCAGTCTGTTGACAGCATCCGATTTATACATGCCTGCCGCATCTGTCAGGCCGTTGACGGCACCTGTGGTCTGGCCGCTCAAATCTGTGACACGCTGGCCCTGATAGACGTTGCCGCCCTGCCCCGAATTATACAGATTGAGCGCATCGCCTGCAGCCTGCTTGTCGTTTGGCAGCGCCCACGATGGAGGTGCGTTTGTAGTCGTCTGTTTGGAGGAGCTACCGCCCATTTTTCAAATCCTTTTTAAATCTCATGACAAACGGCTCATAGCCGTGTTTTGAAAATGCCTTTCGCCAGCCGCTTCGACCGACAAAACAAACTTCATCAGCGCCGATCTCGCGCGCCCAAGCCTCGAATGGCTCAATCATCTGAACCAAGTCAGTGCCTCCATCGCCCGCCAGCTCGCAAAGCATCACTCGCTTACGGCCTGTAAATTCGCTGACAATGATTTCTGATGTAGCAAAAGCTTGGAATTTCTCGCTTTCATCGAGGATTAGCCAAAGCTGCTGCTCTCCAGATAAGAGTTGATCAGCGATCGTTCGCACTGACAGCTCATCTGGAAACCGCGCCACAAGCTTGTTCATGGCTGCAGTGATTTCTGGTCCGTATTTCGCCAGACGCTCCAGCGGCCAATCTTGTGTAAGATGAATAGAGAGCGTCATCGAAACCCCGCCGGAATGAAATTGACGTCAAAGCCTTTTGCGTGGCTCCAAGTCTCCCCGGCTGGTATCCTCATGCGGAACCGATGGAACCGCGCGCGGGATCTCTTACGCACAAGGCCGGTGTTGTTTGATGGCGTCTGTTCACCCAGCCAATAAACGGGTTCATACTGGTTTCGCCGCATGCGTATCCCGACGCTCACAAACACCTGATCCGTATCCACAACCGGATAAACAGCCTCGGTTTTGTTCAATTGCCCGTTGGTGGCCCCGAATTCCTGTGTGGTAATCGTGGCTTCCATATTGGCTGCAGAGAACGAACCAAGCTTCAAGTCAGGTGAGAACGCGCCGAGAATAGGCGCGCCGCCCTGCCATGCCTTACTGTCGAGAGAAAAGGGCAGTGCATCCACATCAGTTGAGACAGCATCAAGCCCGTCGAGCGTGTAGCCTTCTGTATAGATCGGCATAATCGCACTCGCGCGAATTTCGATCAGGCTCCAGCGCTGCAAGCCCCAATCATACACCAGCATCTCATTGTAAATTCCGGTGCCGTTGTAATCCATTGCCCAATAAACGCGGGAATAGAATGGATCGATCACGCCAATCATGTCGGAAATGTTCGATGAATTGAGCTTGGTGAAAATTGATCTATCGACCTTTTCAAAGCCGATTGGATTGATACCCCCGTCAGAACCAATCTGAAAGAAGCCGCCCTCATCTGCATAGAATGTGAAAGCGCCACGGCTGGCGATTGAATAGGGAGACTTTGCGCCGCGCTTGTCCTGAATTTTCACGAAGGAGAACACAAACTGAGAGCCGGGAATAAACGTTCCCAGATAGATTGCGTTCTGCATGAAGATGATTGGATTGGTGGCCTCGCTTGACCCCTGCACTGTGCCGCCGTCAGGGAATATCTGAATGTCAGAATTACGCTGTCCCGGTGTCCAAAACTCCGCATCGTTGAGCCCTGACCACTGCACACCATTCGGCAGGTCGGGCATGCACATGAGACACACAAAGTTGTCCCAGATGCGCACAAGACCGGCGCGCGGTGGGTTCCCGCCAAGATCACGAAATTTCTCGTCCTTGCCTATCTCGAAGACTTGGGGGTTATCGTTCTGGTTGACTGCAATCACGAAATCGCCAAATGCAGCAAATGACCATCGAGCTTCATTGTCGGCGGAATAGCTTGTGTCTTCCTTGCTAACGTCTGCCCATGACAGATCTGTCGCATCAAGCCTGTAAAGCTTTGATCCAGTGCCAGCGAACACAAAGACCCCACCATCGAGCGAGCGAAACGCAAACGCGCCTAAGGGCTTTTCTGGAAATGCCTGCGTGAAATCGCTAAAGGCGGGCATGGGAATGTAACCATCCTGCCCCGGAAGAACGTTCAACACGTCATCGGTAAAGGCGGAATTGAGATCAGCAACATCGGGCCGAAACTCTGCGGCGGATATCAGCATGTTAGAACGCAGTCGCTTTTATGCGACCGCTCCCATTTCGTCTGGATGTTTCAGCTTTAAGCAGGCCATCTTGCTCCCGATAATCATCGAGTGCGGCGACTGCTAATTGCTCGTCTTGCAGGTAATTGCGGTAAAGCTCGAACTTCGCGCGGGCCTTCACCATGTCAAAGGCTTCCGTAAACCAGACATTGCTGTCGTCTGCGGACTGAACCGGGCCGAGACGATACGGGCCAAGCTGGAGCCGAATTGTGTATTCTTGTTCGCCGGGAATTGGATAGAGCCGGATACGTTGCCCGAAATATGTAAAGCTGTTCGGCTGACCCTTTGCGGCGGTGCCATACGAAAGGGTTTCCAGCTCGTCCGGACTTACGCGGGTTAACACCCGGCGCTGTGCATCGCCGTCTTCGCTATAGGCTGCAACAATGCGCACAAGGGAGGCAATATTCGGGTTGTCGCGGCTGTCATACCATTCTTGGCCTGCAACCGTTTGGAAGGTGGTGTCCCGCGTTTCATTGAAATAATACGGCTCACGCTCGCAAACGCGTATGGCTTTAAATATGCAGGTCTGGATCTGATTGAGGTATTCCCCGGTAGTATCGTCAATCTCGTCCGATATCACCGTCAACATGTCGTAAAACGTGCGATCTGCAGGATCGAGTAGCGACGGGATTGTGTTATTTGGTCCGCCGGTTTGAACGGTAATAGCCATCGAAATACCTCACATAAAAGAAAAGCGCCCCGGAGGGCGCTTGTTACGCGGCGGCCATCAGGCCAGCGGCTTTGAGTTTTGACAAAACGCGGTTGAAGTCCGCAACAATTCCAGCAACGTCTGTGGCGGTGCTGTTGTCCTGCGCTGCGGCCATCTTGAGAAAGCCTAACTTCGTAGTGGTCGCCGCCTCGTGACTGTGATTGCCAGCTGCTGCGGTCGCGGCAGTGGTGCCAAGCGCCAAAAGCTGGGTATTGCCAGCCAAGGCCGTGGTGGCGGTGGTGCCAATTGTCGGCGGAAAGGTGGGAGGCTTGCCAGTGATATCAGTCCAGCTCACTGACGAACTGCCACCGCCCGGCGTGACTTCAACACCATTGACAAAGAGCTTCCCTACCAACATGCGCTGATACTGATAGCGCGAACAGGTTCCGGTTATTTTCATTCGGGTTTCCTTTCAAAAAGAAAGGAGGGCCGAAGCCCTCCCCTCAATTATCAACCGCGTATTCGATGACGATAATCGCTTCGCCGGCTGTGGCCTCCTCGCTACGCGTGAAGGTCACAACGGTTTCAATCGGACGATATGCCTCTGCGGCAGAACCGAAGCTCGTAATGGCAACAGTGCCGAGCGCGATTGCAGCCCCGAAAGCATCGGGAGCGCCGTTCTCGTCACCGACTTCCATTGTACCGGCTGAGAATGGTGTCACGACATAAACGCGCGCGTTGAGAATGACGGCACGGTCAGGCAAGACGCCCACTTCGCCCTCAAGGCCAAGGTCGTCATACGACACGCGTTTGCGCAGAATGTGCGACACCTGAATATCAAGCTGACGCCCACGCTTTGGCTGATGTGGATCATTGGTGGCCATGTTTTAAGCCTCCTTATTCTGCGGGTTTCGCGTAGGTGGAAACAACGATTGTGCCGAAGTCTTCACCGTCGAATTTGGTTTTCTTCATGCCCAGAATGGTCTGTGCAGAAACACCCAGCTGACGCTGATAGTCGAACAGCTCTTCAACGCGTTTGAACTTGTCGGGGTTGTTCTTCATGCCATAGGCAGCAACAGCCGACTGAGCGCCAAGCAGAACAGCGCGGCGCACCGTGTCCACCATTTTGCCATTGGTGGCGACACCTGGAACAACGTGCTCAGCTTCGCGCAGAATGACACCGTTATAGAGGCCGAGCGAACCATCAAAAATCGGGTTGTTCTTCCGCGATCCGGTGTATGCGGCTTTGGTGATGTCGAGCCACTGGCCGTCACTGGTGTTGGTGCGCAAAGACGTAACCTGCGTTGTATGCAGATACATCACATAGACCTTTTCGCCGTTCACATTGACCGGGCGGAGCTTTGGATTGGCAAGCTTTGCACGTTCAACAGCCTTGTCGATCAAGGTAAGGTCGAAAATATCGTCTTCCGTCAGTTCTTCGTCGGATGCTTTACCGCCTGCGCGGATAATGCGGCCCGGCGATGGTACGAGCGGCGTGTTGAAGCCGTAATGAACTGGCTTGAGGTTGATCAAACGGCCTTCAAATGGAAGCTTTGCCGCCGTATAGCCGCCCCACTGAATGAAAGCCATCATAGACATGCGATCAGAGAACCAGTCTGTCAGGCCGTCATTTGCTTCCTGACGCAGATTGAACGGCACGCGCTGCGCGTCGATGGTATTGCCGTTGTTCTTGACCTTCACAGCATGGGCAAGCTCATTAATCGTGAGCGCATCCGAATAGGTGGAAAGACCTTCTTCGTTGCCTTCCAGCGTTTCATCTTCTGAAACACCATCACCGACGAGCTGCTTACGGAGACCAAACGTCACCTTATCGCCTGCGGCCTTCTGGGTTTCGTTCTTGATCTGAATGATGCTGTTGGTCGAAGTTCCCATAAGAGGCGCGATAGCAGTTGCTTTCGAGGTCTCTACACTGAGCTTCTTCGACCACAGCTTGTTAGCCAAAGCGTCATTGACGCCGAAATTGGTCGTAGCCATGTGAAATTATCCTGAATTGTTCGGGTTTTGATGCCGCACATGACGTTGTGAGCGAACGAAGACGATAACCGCCGTCTCGGTGCTGGTATGACGCTCCAGCAAAACGAAGAGCAGTTTAGGGCCATGCTCTGGGCCTCATGCAGTTTAGGCGTTGTCACCGCCCATTAGTTTGTCGAATAGACGTTCGTTCTTTGGATCGGCCATCCATGCGGTAAACTCGGTTGGTGACATATTGGCGATTGCTTCCGCCGTCAGTGGGTCGCCGGTATTCGTCCCACTCGATGCGCCAAGCGTGCGTGAAGCGCGTTGAGCTTCATCAAGTGCCGCCACCTTATCCAGCGTTTGCTGCTGGATGTTCTGCGGGTCTGATGGTGCAGCATGAGGAGCATAACCAAAGCTCTGCGCCATCTGATAGATAAGCTCTGCTGGATCGCGCCCCAACTGCCCAGCCTGCCGCACAATGTCTTTCAACTCGACATTGATCTGCGCCACACGCCCGCGAACGTCACCAAACTGTGGGTTCACAACCGCCAGCGCTTCAAGCTGCTTTTCCCGCATGTCGGAAAGGAACTGTGTCGCCTGATCGAAATCAGGTTTTGCCGCCCTTGCCTGAGCAACGGAATAATCCCAAGCGCCCCAGACCTGAGCCTCAGCCCGTTCTGTTTCGCTCTGCTGCCTTTCCTGATCCTCTTGCGCCTGCCTGCGCTGCATTTCACGGCCCTGCCACATGACATAGCCCAAGAAATCGGCGGCAGGATCGGGCGGATTGTCTTCTGCTGGCTTGGTTTCGGCTGTTGGCTGCGTGCCACCATTCTGGAGTGAGAGCAGCGTATTCCAGCGGTCATTTAGAACCGCCTGAGTGCGCTGGACTTCATCAAGAATGGCCTTGGTTTTTTTATGCTCCTCACGCTCGGCGTGAAGTGCACCATGCGGGACAGTACCGCCCTTTTTCTCAGCGTCTTTCTCGCCCGCTTCCTGCGCATCAGGATCAGGCGCATCGGTATGCGCGGGATCAGCCTCGCTAATACCATCACCGCCAAGGCTAGGCGCTATATTCTCGCCTTCGCTTTCAAAATAAGCGGCTTCGTCGGCTGTGAAGCCGTTGTCAATTTCTTCGTCCATTGTTCACCTGTTGGTTTATCTGCCGCCTGCGGCGCGCGTTACATTCGCATCCGCATTACGTTGGCGGATTGCGTTCTGAGTGGCATCAATCGCCAAGCGTTGCTGTGCGAGCTGGTTTTTAGCCTGCGTAGTTTGCAGATCCATTTGCGCCTGTTGTTGCTGCACATAGAGCGCGATCTGGCCCGACTGTTGATCGAGCTGGTTCTTTGCTTGTTTGTGCTGCAAATCAGCCTGCTTTTCCGCCACGCGCATCTGCAATTCCTGCTGACGTGGGTCTGGTGGTGGCGGCTGCTGTGCTTGCTCTTGCTGCTTCTGCTGGAGCTGTTTCGTCCACTGATCAACCAATGTGGCAGGCAGCGGGGAATATTTCAGCATTTGCAGCATGACATCCGGTGTCATTTCGTTCTGCAGCAAAGGCATCATCTGTTGAAGAACCGCCCATGTCCGTTCTTTTTCGTTCGGGCTGGTCGGTGCATCATCCACGATGATTTCATATTCGATGTTCGTTTTGTCTGGACGAACAAGAGGCACATACTCCTGCTTGTCCTGTCCCACGATACGAATGAGCCGCCCATCAGACAGATAATTCTGAATGAGGTGCAGAATGATTTTTCCCTGCCGCTTACGATATCGCCTAAGACTGTCAAACAGCGATGCTAGAAGGTTGAGCGACGACTGTTTGCGGGTCTGTTCGAGAATGCCAGGCTGATCAACTTCACGCGTCCCGATGAATTCAGCAGATAGGCCGGTTACATCGTTGACTGCTTCTTTGCTTTCATTGAACAGCTGGAAAAAGCCGGTCGGGAATTGTGCAGTTGGCTTTGGCTGGATTGCGTCCGCACTGAGCTTGCCTTGCTTCGCCCATGTGATGCTGTCAGCTCTCGACCAACTCTCCTCGGCCTGACGGTCGTCTTCGAACGCTCCCCGCTCTGCGATAATGCCACCTTTCGACTGGCTGTTAAGCAGATACATTACTTGGCTGAAAAACTTGTTTGACCATCGCTGCGGGTCCTTCGTTGGACGCACAACACCATAGAACTGCTTTTTCAGCTTATCGCGATAGCCCGTGATGCACTCCCAGCCGAATGTGCCGGCAGGGATCAAAGGCTTGTCAGGGTCGCCAAGAACTTCCCGGCCAATGAAGGCACGCTTCACAACCTTGCGCCGTTGTTTCACATGCTTGAAGCCCGGAATATTCTTTGTCAGCAAATCGATCTGCTGCTTTGAGTATTCCCGCATCTGGCCTGTCTGCATGTCTGGACCGCGATAATAGGTTTCACGCTCCAGCCACCGACATTCCACGATAGTGCAAAGATTGTTCTGGTACTGGTCTGCGATATCGTTTTGATCGCCGGTGTAGAAATTGGCCTCGGTCTGATCATGCAGGCCTGTTGGGTCATCCATAAGGGACTTCGCCCAACCCGCATGCAGCATTTCCGGCGCGATATCCGGGAACATCTCCTGTACTTCAGACAGCGGCTTCTCATCGACGTAAAAGAGATGCGTCACATCTTCTAGGTTGGGCTTTACCGCATTCTTGTCCCAGACGAATTTAAGCGGATCAAGGCGAGACATGCACGGCGCGCCGTCCGGGTTATCGTCAAAGTCTATGCGCGTGTCAGTCCAGCCCATACCGCAAATCGAAACGTCTTCGAAAGCGTCAGAGTCAACACTTTCACCGTCCGTCTCGTCGCGGAACCATTCGCCTGCACTGGTTAGAAGCTCATTCGCTTCCGCTGCACCAAGCTGACGCGGAATAAAACGGACTTCGCGCCGGTTGTTCACCTCTGACCCGCGAACCGCGTTCACCAAAGGCGCAACGCGATTGAACGTCATGACAGGTCTGCCCTGTTCTTTCAGCGCCTGCTCATCGGCTTGGCTCCACTGGTCGCCGTTATAGAAAGCATAATCCTCGCGGGCTTCCTTTCGCCATTCGTTGGCGTGCGTCACGTCCTGCCGATACCACCCCTTTAGCCTGCGCGTCAGGGCTTCACGATCAAGGCGCGACGGGTCGCTTTCGCCAGCCTGTTCGACCGCCGACTTATCGTCGTCATCATCTGTCATTGAGTTTTCCTTAACCGGCCATCCATGAACGGGAATTGCCGAATGAGCCACGATAGCGGCCCGTTTCCTTCGGCTTGCCCGCAGGCTGTTCATACGCAACGCACATTAAGCCGAAAGCGTCTGCACCATGGCTTGACCAATCATGTTCAGGGCCAAGACCAATGTCGCGTTTGTCGTCTTTCTTCTCGTGATACCAGCCAAGCGCATCGAGACCGCCTTCTGTTGTTTCCTCATCGAACCAGATGGAGGGAAACATTCGTCGCGCGGCTTCAATACGCATTCTTGCTGCGCCTTTGCCCTGATTGGGAATGACAGTCACATCATAGCCAGCATCACGAAACGCGCTTTCAAAGGACACGTCATGCACGCGGTCATTGGTTGAGCCATCATGAGGCAGAATAATATCCGCTCGGTCTGGTCCGTATCCTTTCGAATGCATCCACGCCACATGCGTGGCGATTGGCTGACCTTGTGCCTCATAATAATCGCGGGTGCGTATCTCTCTACCAATGAACTGAGCAGGCCATGCTGCAAAAGCATCAGCCTTTGCGCCCGTTCCGCCAAGATCGCAGATAATCTTAACCCGCATCAGTGGGTCGAAACTAACCCGCCCTATGCGCCGTTCGAGCCGCGCTTCGTTCAAGCACTTTGCATAATATGCGCCAGAGGCAACAGTGACATAACCACCTTCCCACACATGCGCATAATCATCAGGCGTCATGCGTAAGCAGTCCTGCCGCTCCTGCTCCAACTCATCGTTGAACCAAGGGTTATCCCGCCAGTTTGCCTGTACGACGATAGCGCCCTTTGGCTTTTCCTCTCCCCGCAACATCACATCAACGGGGTCACTTTTCTTTCTGGCGTTCCAGCTCCACCACATTTGTGCGCCAGACGTTCGCATTGTCGGGCGAAGCATCTGAATTGATGTTGAGGAGGCGGTTTGTGCTTCTTCCCACCAAGACCGCTTGAAGCCTTCCAGCGATTTAACGCTGTCAGCGGTATAGTCATTCATGCCCTTGAACATGATCAGACCATCGCCGGGCGTGCGGATCACATCGCGATAAACTTTGAACCCGTCGGCCTCTCCTAGCCGGAATGATGATAGCTTTGCCTCAATCAGCGCCTTTGACGACTGAGCAAGATCCTTCTGGACCTCACGGATGCAGATAGACTTTAAGCCTTCACCTGCGCTGTTGCCCGGCTCTGCGAGACTGTCCTCTATCATCATCCCGGCGAAGAAATGTGACTTGCCGGAACCTCGGCCACCCCATGCTCCTTTATCGCGCGCGGGTTCGAGCAGCGGGAGAAATACTCTCGCTGTTGGAATTTCCAATTCTCTAGGCTTCATTAATCCGCCTTCGGATCGACAATCACACGTTTGACGGCCTGAACTTTTATAGCGTCCATATCAGCGTCACCACCGATTGCGAGCTTGTCGCCATAGCGCTTGGGTGCCATTTTAGCCATCAACCACTTGCGAGCATCGATCCTAAGCCTTGCCCGCTGGACGTCTTCCTTGTCCTCAAAGTCTGCAATCTCAAGAATGTCTTCAGCCATGGCTTCCATTTGAGCCTCACGCGCACGGGCGTATTGCTCACGAAAGTCCTTATGTTCTGATAGCCATCTGAAAATTGTTGTCTGGCTTGGAATGCCCTCTTTCCCACAAATAGTGCGTAACGAAAGCCCTGACGAAATCTCTGCGCAGATGTATGCTGAAAGCTGCTCTGTGAATTTGGTAGGTCTACCAACGCCAACCGGCTGGCCTGCGCTGGCTTCTGCCCTGTCAGCAATAGCCTTTATCTGCTCCGGCGTCGGCCCCTTCTCTCTCATGCTGCTGTTTCCTCTCGACGGTGTGAGTGGTCGCAATGTTCTACCGGCCTTACTTCACTTATTGCTGGTTAATTGACGTATTCACGAAATAGACCTGAATGCGCATGCAACCTTAGAAAGAAGTAACTCACGATTAATTGCGAGTTGTAGAATCAACGTAAATTGGAAAGCTTGGGCAATGAGTAAATGGATTTACCCGATGAGAAAAACTGATAAGTTGCTGCAATGGATGCTTAACATTCCAGTAAGTACGTTGAAATGTGCGCTAAGTTCCAACATTATGCTTTACGGATTTATGCTTCACAACCATAGCGCAGGCCGACTTAACGCTTCTCTGATTGACTATCAGGCCCTTTATGGGCCGGGTTTTCTAAGTTTATGGTGGCTTGGGTCACTACCCTGCATGATTTTCATATTAACTAAGGCAAGGAAGCGTTACGCTGAGGCTGGGGCATTCGGCATTTTTTTGCTTGCTCTCAGTGGAGTACTCGTCTCACTCGCGGCGGACGAACCATTTAAAGTGATCCTAAACGCGTTTCTGCTGCCTCAAGTTTAGACCGTATCCGCTCCGTGGCATTCTAACTACTTAATCAAGCGTCAAAGGCTAGCGCTACGTTATGAACGAAGCACTACGCGGGGCTGAATGGTCAACTTTTGAGCAAGCTACGAATCAAAACCAGTTTGATTTCCATTAGACTCGCTTTCATCGCGCTTTTTAAACGAAACGACACGGTTCGGCCTGTGAATTCTGTCTGTTAAATAAAACAAGCCCAAAAGCGCATTCACCAGCAGATTGCCCATGAGAAACGAATAGAAAACCCAAAAAATGTAAAAGACGATTGTTGTCGCTTCAGGAATAACTGACTTGATAAAATAAGTTTGAAACCCGAAGAATGCAAAGCCAAGGATGTAAGCAAAAATTGAGACGAACGCCAAATAACCAAACAAGTAGGATAAAAACCTACGCCTTGATAAATCGGATCCATCTAACTTAACTGGTTCGGTGCCAGCCATAGGCTCATCCATTTCAGAATTGCCAAACGTGGCGACCGCAGCTAAGGCGGCAACAAAAAAACCAGTCAACACACTCAATAAATCGCTTGATTGGCCCAACACATCAAGTTTCTCGACAGATTTCTTAACGAAGCCATCAGAAAGCAGTGGTAAACAAAAAAGTACCGTCACAACAAGCGGAATATATAAGTCAAACTTGACTTTATCCGCGTGACTGATCCGCAAATATCTTAATGGTACGAACAATCTCCACATTTCTTATCCGAGCGCTTTCCTCATCTCTTCTATTAATTCATCACTGATTTTATCCGTTATATCAGCAAGCGGTGTGTTAAATGTGACCTCCGCCGTTTTGATGAAAAAGGCTTCACCCGCATCTTCCCTCGCTGTGTCTACCTTTGCACTCTGGGGCTTCGTGGATGAAGGATCCTTCCAACGAACTCTCATCGTTTCGTAGCCGTTGCGTTTGGCCCAAAGCCTAACTTTTTCCACTAACGTAAGTGAATCGCCCTCTGGAAGATCGTTGGACACCGCTATGTTTAGATCATGCCTTGCTGACTTTAGAAAGCGCCCCTCGTCCATCCCAAAATCTATGTCTTCATAGTTCAGAAGTTCGAAGTGTAGCAAGCGGCCAGTCTTCAAAGAATCTTTCAGTTTTTCGGATGCATGGCCGGCAAGCTCTAACATCGGTCTAGTTCTTAATTGACGCTTACCGTCACGTGGGAAAGTGACTTCTTGCTCATCACAAATAATTTTAAATTGAGATCGAAGAAATTGCTGTATAGGAGTTCGCCCAAACCCCGTCACATCTTCAATTACACATCTGTAAATGAAGCCTTCATTCTTTGTTGGCTCCAAGCTAACAAGCAAGTGAGCGGACAATCCACCGACCTCGCCTTCTGCTTTCTCAAAGATACGGACAGCGCCCGTGTCAAAATGTGTAACGCCTGTGTCGGCCTTGTCTCGATCTCCGAGACAAAATAGCATGGCAACTGCCGGTGCTCCACTTTTCAGGTGAATGTTCTGAACTGATGATAAACGTATAATTCGTTTTCCGGCATCAATTACCTCAAAAGCTTCCCCCAACTTAGTTCTCTCGGCAAGAAACGGGAAAAGAGACGCAAGCGGTATCGGCGGAGCGTCAACTGGGTACGGAGCCATGACAAAGTCGAAAAAGAGAATATTGCGTTTGTTTTTCTGAAGCATCACTCACCTTTGAGTCGTAATACTTCAATATGTTTCTATTGCACCCTATTTTGCAAGACTGTTGACGGCACCAAAAGAAACACTTCGATCCCGGATAAACAATATTAGCGATAAATAATAAGCGGCCGAGAGGCCGCTTTCAATTGGGCGCAAATCACCACCATAACTACTTAATCACTCTTTCGGTTTACCGGGTCAAGCCCTCCAACTCGTGATTTTTGGTGAAATATATCCCCAATGAACGGCCAAGACATCGAGGCAATCTCGGAGGTGATCGGCGGCATAGTTTTTACGCCGCTTGTCGCTGCAAATTCCGTCGAGGCTTAAGCCTTGCCCTGCGACTTTGCTGACCAGATCATACCCTACTACTCCGAGTAACTCCCTGCACTGCTTGAGCTGTTGCCCTGCATCAATCTGGCTTTCGCTTATAGTCGTTCGCACCCCGCCCCCGTCTACAGGCTCCCTGCTATAATCGAAAGAGCCGGCACCGGACCCGCCCAAACGCTCGTAATAATGGCAAAACCGTTTTGCTGCCTGAAGCTGGGCGGCATTCAAATGGCCGCGTGCTGCCATCGTGATAATTGCGCTTTCCTTGGTGTTATGCGCAAGTTTGATTTTGCGTCGATTGCCGCTTGTTTCAGCTCGCGACGAATTAAAATCAGGATTATCGGCTCGCATGTGGACCACAGCTTGTTGTGGTTGCCACTTTAGCGCCGGTGATTGCTTCCGTGTCATGGCAGATCCTATGCGGCGAGCTTGTTAGAGGCTGCTAAAGGCTCAAGCCCTTCCGCCAAGCGCATTTCATCGACAATTGCGATGAGCTTTACCCACCCCATGCGCTTCCCCGGCCCTTTCTGGCCTAACTTTCTAAGGGCATAAGTGGTTTGAATGCGCCGCATGTCGTAACCGCGCTCTAAGAAAAAGCGCTGCAAGGAGTCATATCCAGAAGATGCACCACGCTCGAACCTGCGGACGCCTCTTTTTGCAATGTACTCGTCAATCAAAATTGCTTCTGTCTTCATGCTGCTTTCCCAACTTGCTTAAAATAATCGCTTGGTGAGGACGGGAGCCCGTACAAATCAAATGTCTTGCCGTTTGCTTCGGCTAAAGCCTGCAAGCGGCTTAATGCTGCATCAAATGTATTGTGTTCAGCATCTTTCTTATCCGTATCCATGAAGGCGTGGAAATCTGCCATGCGTTTGCGCTGGCGTTCGCGGAAAGCTTCGTCACGTACCTCGCTATCGCTGGCGCGCTTCATGTCCGCCGCCATTTCATCGCGGATTTTCCTATCATGGGAATCCCATGCCCGTGCTTCGCTGATTGGCCTCATGATCTCATCGCACAGACCGCGAAGTTCTGGCGGCTCTGGCTTGAACTTGTGACCGAGTTTGTTTTGCATGACGCAGTCAACAGCTTCGGAGAGTGCATAAGCCGTGACACCCTTGAGTGCTGCCAACATGTTCTCAACCTGAACGCGGCGAAATTCAACTTTCTCGGCGTCGCTCAAACCCTCAGGAAGTCTGCGAGAAGGCAATTCGGAGAGGCGCATCATTGCCCGCTGCACGTCCTGCATGTCCGCTAGTTTCGTGTACAAATCGTTCGTCGCAATCTGGGTTTGCTGCATTTCGTTGCTCCAGCTTTTGACCAAGGCGCAGCCACATGACGCGCGGGTCATCAAGTTCGGAATGTTGGGTTTGGTTTTGCTGTGAAGCTGGCTTCACGCTCAGCTCATCGAGCCAGCATTGTCCGTTTAGCCAGGTGGAAGCGTGTTTCGTGAATTCAGGGCTTTCGCCTTGGCGGCTGGCGGCATATCGGCGAACGCCAGCCATGAGCGTTTCGAGATTGTTCCGCTTTCGAGCAGCACGGAAAGCCTTGAGAGCTTGTCCCTTGCCAACTCGGCGGGGATAAGCTGGCCAAAACTGTTGCTCGAACTCGGTTTCGAGCGAAATTGAGGAAGCGTTAGCTTCCGAAATTGTGGAAGGGGTAGTTTTTTCTTTAGGGGGTGTGGGGGAGGTTTCTTTTTTAGGGGAAACCACGTCTGAAACGTCTGAAACGTCTTGTTCCGTCTTATTAAGACGCTTTTCAGACGCTTTCTTCTCATAATAGCGGCGGTTGCGATCCTGACGCGCCGTGCGAGCAGGCTTGATTTCTTGCTCCATAGCTTCTGCAGCAATCAAGGCTTGCTCAATGGTCAAACCAGCCTCAAGCATACGGCGGATAGCTGCTGAAATGCTCATTGCTTTGCTCCTGCTGCCACGTCGACAGCCCAATCAATCGCCTCTTGAGCGCTACAGAGCTTCACCACTGGCGACCCGCGCCATTGGTCTGCAAACTTCTGCTGATTGTCGTTGAGGGATTTGCCATAGCCTTTGTGTCCGGTCTTGCATTCGACCAGATAGCTTTTACCCCGAAAGCCCACGAGCAAATCTACAGGCTGGTCCAGACGATAAACGCTGAACCCGCACTGAGTGAGTGCTGTGACTATTTCCGGCTCGCTGAAATCTCGCTTAGCTGCGCGCCTCATGCCGCCTCGCCTTCTGCTTCACGGCGAGCAATCCCCGCACGAATGTCATCAGCGATTGCTGACAAAATTCGAACGTCTTCGCGCTTGTCGATTATCTCAAGATCGGGGCGTTTATTCCGACCGGACGAGAAATCACCAAGCCACCATTGCTTTTCGCGAATGATCTTTTCGACGCGTCTCAGTTTATCGTGCAGGGTGAGCATTGTTACCTCACACAAGCCGATAAGATTGAGGGCATTCCGGGAGAAGCCCGACGCTGTCCGGCGCTATGAAGCCCCGCTCTTTCAGCCAGCGAAAGGTTGCCCCCCCTACCGGACGAGCGTCACGCGACATGAAATATAGATAGCCTTCAATCGCTTCTTTGCTCTCTGAAATTTGGCAGACAATAACGTCACCCGAATTCAAGCGCCCAAGTGTAGGCTTCACATAATGCGGCACCTTCTGCGCTTCCATTCAGTCCTCCAAAAGTTCAGGGCAAAGCCATTCAGCCAGTTCAGCGGCTTTCATGCGAAGCCACACTGCAATCGTGCGCCGTCTCTCGAATGTTGCCCATCTGAGCAATACGGGCGGTTTCTTCGCGGTAAGCGGCATGTTCTTCCCTCGCTGCAAGGATCGCTTCCATTTCGGCAATTTCCCGATGATCGATCCTGTTTGCTTCTCTGTTGAAGACGGCCCGAACCCGCCGTCTGGTCCACTCACTGTTACGCTTACTCAACTGCCCATATGCCCGCTCAAGCATGGACTTGACCGGCTCGCGTACACCGCGAACACCAATCACCTTATCCAGCAAGCCAGCCGCCTTTTCAGCGTCAGTCACAAATCGGACATCAGACATGGGTTTCTCCTTGGCTAAAAAATCCAAGTTCATGGATGATCGTTCCGCGTTCATGGGTGACTCCTTTGCTAAGTTCCTCTCATCGGCGAGCGGATACAAAATTGAAGGAGTCTGAATGGAAACGATTGGTTGTGCAGCTTGGCGGGTACTTAAAAAGGCTCACCAAGCCGCAACTGAAAAAACTAAAAAATCAAAAGGCAATCAGGCGACGGAAGCCGAAGCAAGCCTGCGCAATTCAGCCAAGGCTTCCGCCTGCGTCGAGCGACTGACAACAGTCCCCTGCTCGCAGCGGATTAGCCAATTGCCATCCTGAGTGCAGACAATGCCAAACACGAATTGCATTAGCTCATACCTAGCGCCGACATATAAAGAGCGAGCGTGGTGTCTTCTTCCTGACGCTCATGGTCTTCTTTTTTGCGGAGGCGAATAATTGTTCGGACGACTTTCTTATCGAAGCCACTGCCATCGAGTTCGGCATAGACTTCCTTGATATCGTCGCCGATGGCCTTCTTTTCCTCTTCAAGGCGCTCAATGCGCTCGATGAAGGCGCGAAGCTGGCCAACTGCAATGACTTGCGCGTCTGATGTGATATCGTCGCTCATTGGAAATCCTTTGATGTAAATGGGAGAGGACTGCTCATGCAGTTCGCTTTGCCTGTTTGCGGCACGTATCCGCCTTGGTAGAGCGCATGTACGCACGAACTGCCTGTTGTGTTTCAGGCCATACGCGGCGCCCTAAACGCAAGCGATCAACGAGACGACCATTCCTTACTGAACGATAGCCAAGTGAATATGAACTCATTCCTGTTTCTTCAAGGAATTGCTCGATTTCTGCGAGTAAGTTTGTGCTCATTCTCGCAATATACACGCTTTGGCGTGCATTTGCAATAACCGCAACAACGTGCACACGTTTTTCCGTGCATATGGTAATAATTAGCGATGGAAGATAAATGGAAAGATAGGCTTTTAGAGGCAATTGATGCCGATGATCGATCTGATAGAGCTATAAGCTTGTCGGCTGGCTTGGGCGTCAATTTTGTTAATGAGCTGCGGAATACATCGAAAGAGCCCAGCCTTCAAAAAGTCCTAAAACTTGCCGCAGAACTGGATCTAAGCCTCTCATACCTATTCATTGGATATGAGTTAACAAAGGATGACGAAGACCTTCTTTTCGCTCTTCGATCTCTTCCCGCAGAGGCAAAGGCAGGCCTGTTAACAGCGCTTCGGGCAGGCCACAAAGAAAGTCCTTAAGAATTTTTGATCTCTCAATTTTGTCCATTGAGGACCAGACCGCAATAATCTCAGCGTCAATATACAAAATATTATTCCTCCTAAAATGCCGATAAGCTGAACCAGCATAAGGAACAAATCAAGAACATATTTAATGAATGGTTAACGGCGTTTTGTCGCCGCTAGATGTTGTGAGAGGGCACCCCCCCCTCACTAAATGCCTTCTCCATCGTCTGGCATTTGAGGGCCAAAATCCATGAATAATGTATCATCATAGCGGGGATGAATTTTGTCGAGGTTGTCTTTGAACGAGTTATAGTCACCGCTTAGTTTCATGATTGTTGTAACTGATGCTAGATGCTCTCTTAGCTTTGGGTGACCCGTATCTGTCGTGAGCTTGCGGTGCATATGATGTTTTCTACGACCAGAAGCCGTTTTAGGAACGACTTTGTCAAGCTCCTCACGGACTCCGGGTGCTAAGCGTTTGTAGATTATGTCATTTGTTAAATGACCAAAGTATTGCGGCCTCTTCACGGTATCTTTTTGATAATCCAATCCCCTCAAACGAAAGAGGTGCTCATAATAATCATCAGGGAAAGTGTGCACCCATGGCTGAAGTTCTTTAGCAATGAACTTTTCCAGAATTTGCGCGAGCGCATTTCTCTTTCGATAATCTTGAAACCCTGTAGCTTCATCAACCAACGCCACGATGCCGACTCTTGCAAGGCCGCGCATAATCACTTCACACTGCTGAGCAATCGTTTGTTGTTGCTTTTGGAGTGCTCCATCTGCTCGTGCAGAAAGCACAGCTTCGCATAACTCCACCATTATCTCAGCGTCGTAGCCAGCCGCTCTTGCACCAGTAGGGGTTATAAAGGAAATCGGGTTTTTGATTCGCTCGAGTAACTCATTGGAAACATATGGATTTATGCGCTCGCGGGTGGCAAAAAGCTCAAAACGATTCATCCCCTTGATCATGCTGCCGCCACGCGCCATTTTCATAGCTTGCTGCATACCACTCGTTGTCAGGACGCGTCGTTCATCCTCTAGAACATAGCATGGTATCTCGATATCGCCGATCTTTAGGGGGCGACTGTCATCACCATATACGGCCTTTGCCATTGACTTTCTTTGGGGGTCAACTTTCGCCCAACGGGCTTTTGCCCCTTCACTAGCAACTTTACGGCGATCTTCGGGGCTCATTTTTATCAAACGAGCCTTGCCAGCCTTACTTTGATTTTCAGTCATAACTCACCTTGCTAACGCTTCGATAGCAAGAGGGTATGTGATGTTAGTTATTTGTCAAGATGCTAACGCGTCGTTAGCATGCGCGCTTGTGGAAAGCGCGCCACGCGCTGCGGTTCACATAACAACCTCCCCTATCCAGAACAGAATTACGATTACCGTAATGCGCAGCAGTCGGACTGCGACTTTTGCCCCCTGATTCTAGCAGGCTTTCTTCCAAGGACAAGAAAATATACACGTTTTCGCGGTTACATGTCTTGACTTGCACGCTGTAGCGTGTATCTTCTTCTCAACAGCTCAGTTGAGAGACCGACATGCACTCCACCTTGGAAATGACTGGTAACGACCTAGCGAATTCGCTTTCAGAAGTGGTTCGCACCGTGAACCGCCCGCGCTTTCTGCACGAGATACTTTCGATCAAAAGGGATCGCGGAGACGTGGACTGCGATTACTTCGTTCTTTGTGCTCGCATGTTCTGGGCTCGTCTGAACGCCACCGTTGAAGGCGCTTACTACACCGCCAGCCGTACAAAGAGCATGCGCCGCTTTGCTAAAATGCTGGAGGAATTCACCCATGCGTGAACTATCCGCTTTTGAAGCGCTTACCCTTTCAATTTTCGCTTTTGTTTTTCCATTTTTCATTTTAGCCGCTGGATTTCATCTATGAAGATTGAAGATATTCAAAACGCCTGTAACGAGTTTCAAGCAGCGCTTGCGGCTAAAGGAAAAAACCGCACAGTGGTTCGTTTCTGGGTGGAAAGTCACGCTCGATACTGCATCAATCTCGAATGGCATAAGACGAATAGCGTTCGTGATTGGGATACTGAGGGCGAGTATCTGCATGGCGACACTCCTGCAGGTCTGGTCGACCGCGCGCGCAAGTTCATAGCAGCGTTGCCGACAGCGGAAGAAACCAAGTTCCGCGAATTCATGGGCGCTCTTGGCAATGCGATCGACCTTGGCCGCAAGAATGGCATTGAAGTCGATTTCATCAACCCTCTGACGGAAACCATGAAGCGGCTTTCGGAAAACGCGCTCACTGATCAGCGGGTGGCACAATGAGCGAAGAAGCGAAAAAATCATTCTTCTCCCTTTCGCAGACGCAGCGCCGCTTGGCGAAGGAATATCGCGATTGGGCGAAGTACGCCGAGATCAAAGGCAAAGGTCTCCGCGCCGCAGAATACTGGCAGAAGTCAGAACGCCTCTGGAACTCCGCATTCCGCAATCTCAGTTTAGCAAGGTGATGTTATGAACCCGTTTGAACGCTTTAATATTCGTTCGATTTCGCCGACGATGATTTCGCAGTGGGACAGCGCGCCTGCAACTCTGATTTTGCGCCGTGTATTTGGCGTGAAGGGTAAGGCAACTCCGAACATGTGGCGCGGCGATGCCGTAGAAGCTGGATTGCAGTTCTGGCTCTATAACAAGACCCGTGGGGATGCTTTAGCCAACGCAAAGGCGCTTGCCGTCGATACGTTCTGGCAGCGTGCCGCTGGCGAGGCTTCCGAAGAAGCTGAAAAGGCCGTCGAAGATGTTCCGGCAATGGTTGAACAAGCTGTTTTGGCGTGCTCGGATAGATCATCGAATGTCATGGCCTCGCAGTTTGGCGTTGAGCACTTCATTGATGACGTTTCTGTTCCTGTTTTCGGCAAGATTGATTTCATATTCGAAGACAAATCAATCATCGAATTGAAAACAACGACACGCTGCCCGTCTTCAATCGAAAACGCTTCGTTGTCTCATCGCTGGCAGGCGGCGCTATACGCAACAGCCCGCAACGAGCCAGTTATGCTCGTGTATGTGACGGCAAAGAAGTTCGCGGCTTACTCAGTAGAGCCAAATGATCCTGTACTAAACCTCATGCGCCGCTCTGCGATGGCGCTCCAGACTTCGCTTGCCAAATGTGAAGACGGTACAACTCTTTTGCGCTCGCTGCCGCTTAACGTCGAAAGCTTCTATTGGGACGAAGATATGCGAGACGCCTACGAAGCTGCGTCCGAAGGAAAGCTTAAAGCTCTCGTGGGTCCAGGTACAGAAAGCCTTGCAGCTCAAGGTTACGTCACGTTTGGAAAGCACGCAGGCAAGCACATTAGCGAGCTTCCAGTCACATATCTTGATTGGCTTCTTAATCCTCGCCTCTCAGATGGCGGAACGTTCGACGTTCCAGAGGAACTTCAAGACGCGATCAGCAATATGAGGGAGGCAGCATAATGTCCAACAACCTCGACCCACGCATCGAAGCTGTCCGCGCTAAGTATGACCTTGCGGCCAGCGACTTTTGGCAAATCCCACAGAATAAGCAGTGGGTTTGCAAACATGCTGCCCTTGAGATTGTCGCAACGAAAGCGAACGTTGAATGGTCCTCTCCACAGATCGTTCAGGCTGATACGGCAAACGGCATCGCTGTGATGGTTGTTTCCGGCAAAATGGCTGACCGCGTTGAGTGGGCGACCGGCGAAGCAAGCCCGAAGAACAACAAGAATTCCTATCCATGGGCAATGGCCGAGAAGCGCGCGAAAGATCGTGTTGTTCTCAAGCTCGTGGGTATTCATGGCCTTGTCTATTCGGAAGATGAAATGCCCGAAGAAGTCAGGACAAAGCCATCTGAACCGGCAAACATTGCAAAGGCAGCACCAAAGAATGATGAGGCGCGCGCCCTCTATACGGCGCTCGAAAAAGATATGCGCCTCAACACAACCCGCTCCGATCTTGGCCGTTGGTGGCGTGATCAGGAGTGCGAAACCCTACGCAAGAAACTGCCTGCAGATTGGCAGGGCACCTTGAAACAGGCCCTCACCGATTACGGCAATACCCTCCCAGAAGAACAGAAAGCGGCCTAACCATGAAGAATATCACAATTTCCGGCCGCATTGGCAAAGACGCTATTCTTCGTCGCACTCAGAATGGTGATTCCGTCCTTGGCTTCACTGTCGCGGTTGATGACGGTTATGGGCAGAACAAAGCCACGATGTGGTTTGACGCTTCTGTATGGGGAAAGCGCGGCGAGAGCCTTGAACAGTATCTGCGTAAGGGAACGCGCGTCACTGCCAATGGTGAATTCGGACTGCGCGAACATGAAGGTAAGTCATATCCGACGATCCGCGTGAACGAAATCGACTTCGACGCACCGAAGCGCGAGGAACGCCACGAACCTTCGCAATCCCGGCATCCGGGACAGCCCGCCAACTTCTCGAACGATCTGGACGATGAGATTCCGTTTGCACCGGAGTGGCGATAATGGCGAAGAAAGAAAAAGCGCTCATTGTCGTGCGCAAGACCCCGCGCGGCCTGCAGCCTGTATCCGGCTTTGATGCTGAATTGTTGCTGGCCGCTCCCATCGGAACCGAGTTCAACCTGGCATCGCTCACCAAGCGTTCACTTCCTCAGCAGCGCACCTATTGGAAAGCGCTCAACGAAGCAGTGAAAGCAACAGGCAGGTGGCCGAACTCAGAAAAGCTTCATGACGCTCTCAAGCGCGCCTGTGGCTATGTCGAAATTCGTTACAACCTAGACGGCTCATCCTACATCGCAACGGACAGCACATCCTTTGAAGCCATGAACCCTGATGAGTTCTGCGCTTACATGGATCAGGCAATGGCCAAGCTTTCCGAAGCCGTTGGTTATGACCCGCTCGCCTTCTTGGAGGACGCAGCATGATCATTTCATTCATTGCATCAAAGTTCCGGAATCTCTGGGAACGCTTCGTTGATCCTTTGCCTCGCCTTCACCGTGAAGCAAACAAGCTCAAGGCTGAACTCGAAAGAGCCAAGCGTCAAAAGAAGGCTTACAAGCATATCGAGCGCGATTATGTGCGCAAGACTGCTGAAATCATCGCAGTTGAACGTGGCGTGTCATATCGCAACGGCTCTCTTGATTGGGGGCAGTGATGGGCATTGTATCCACCAAACTGCGCAACAGCGCCAAGGGAATGGCCTGCACGTTCCAAATCCCCGGCGTGTGCAACCACGACAATGCAACAACAGTTCTTTGCCACGGCCCGTCAGATGTCAAAGGCATGGGCAATAAGAGCGATGATTTTCACGCGGCGTTCGGATGCTCTGCTTGCCATGAAGCACTAGACCAGCATCGGCTTGAGAAGTGGGAAGAATATTTCTTCTGGCTTCGCGGCATCCAGCGGACACAAGCCTATTGGCAGTCAAAAGGGCTTTTGATGGTCCCTGTCGATGTATCTCGCCAAAAGCAATCACCAAAAATCATGCCGAGACGGCACCCTGCGACGAGGGAGATAATCACATGACTTCTATCATCCCAGATGAAGCAGTACAGGCCGGCGTGAAGGCCGTAACCGAAAATGCATACCCGACCACAGAAGAAGCTACGATTGCTTGCCTCTCAGCCGCCCTGCCTTTCCTTACGGGGGTGAAGCAAGAGCCTATTGGCTATTTGTTTCAGCACGAAGAAACCGGACTGACGCAGGTTGTGGAAGCTCAACAAGTCGAGTGGGGCTTTGAAAAGAACAACCCACGTTGGCAGAAAATCAGCCCTGTTTATTCAGCTCCGGTTTCGGCCCCATCCCCGCGTGCGCAGGCGTTGGAGGAATGCAATCGCCTTTTGGAGAAACTTGAGGAGGGGGTGAAGGCGTATGGCCTTCATACCGACAACGAGACTGAATTATTTGATATTGATGGCGCGACAGAAACAATGCTCGAAGCCGCCGCATCAATCCGCGCCCTCTCGTCTCAGCCTGTAGCGGATGGCTGGTTGCCGATTGAGACAGCACCGAAGGATGGGACGAGCATCATTATCTGGTCAACCGTATATGGTGGCACACCTGTTATTGTCCGGTGGCACGAAGATACGTATGCAAAAAGGCCTATTCCACGCTGGATTACAGGCGATAGCGCGTATGGAGCAAGGTCTTTTGTAGACAGCCAGCCCACCCACTGGCGACCTCTCCCATCTTCACCGGGGGCGTCGGACACCCGCCCGACAGGAGGCAGCAACCATGGCGAATGAATTGAAGCTTGAAGCGACTGAAATCACGATGGGCCTCGGTTTGGTTGATGTGACCACGATTTCTCACGATGGAAAGTCGGGCATACTTTTTCGACCACGTCCCGAACATATTCCCGTTGGAGAAGATGGGGAGTTACATGGAGGCGAATACTGGCCGGTGAAAGGTGATGTAGTTATCTGGATAGAAAACGCTTCCGGTGCGTCTGTGATAGAGAAATATCTATCCGCTTGGAACACCCGCCGCGCCGCGCCGGTCGAGGGGTTGGAGACAGAAGGCTGGGAAGTTACTCGATATGACAATGACGGGAGGTGGCTTGAAACGTCACTCCATATCGTTGAGCCGCGTATCACCGGCTCCGAGCCGACAGACACTGACGAGCTTGTCCACCGCTCGCAGGCCGAGGCCATCATTGCGGGCAGAGATGCCGTCATAGAAACGCAGGCCGACAGCATCGATAAGCTGGAAAGGAAAGTCCAGCACTGGCAGGAGGAGCACGAAAAGATCGAAGCCCTCATTGCGGCGAAGGATGCGGAGATTGCTCGTTTGCGTGACATTTTGGACATTACTGAACGGAATGAGTTGCGAGAGGCCGAAAACAACGCGGCGCTGACTGCGCGGGTTAAATACCTTGAGACAGAGAATAGTTCGCTAAGAGACAAACTCCGAAACGACGACCTCGAAACCCAACTCGCGGCGGCTCGATCAGCGCTTACAGATATCGCAAGCCTTACGCAGACCACTGATCTTTTGTGGTGGCAGAAACTTGCCCGCGCCGCCTTGGAGGCTAAGCCATGATCGAGAAGTGCAAACACTGCAAAAACGGCTGGCTGGATAATCGCTTTGGCCAAGACGTTGAATGCGTAAACGGCATTCTTATCGATATCGATGTTTATCATGAAGGTTATCAGCGCGATGCGGTCTATCCAGTCGCGCCTTGTCATCCAGATTGGGAGCGTCAATGCGCTGGCGATGACAATGTTGGCCTCGACTGTCAGGAAAGGCTCGCCCATGACCCTCATTAACAGACTATCCAAGATGGACGGGCCTGACCCGCATGTCGATGTTCTTATCGAGAGCTATCTTGGTTTGGTGCAATATAAGCGCGTCGAACTAGGACATGGGGACAGCGATTATGTCCGCCACAATATACAGCCTTACACCGCCTCTGTAGACGCGGCTATCGCTCTGGCTGAGAGGGTGACGCCGGGATGCGATTGGACTGTGAGCAGCAATAGACGGCATGATAAGCCATTTTCGGAAGTCATATTAAGGGTGAAACACGGTCGCTCTGGTTACTGCGGTTTAGGCGCAACACCCGCCATCGCCCTATGCATCGCCATCTTGCGCGCAAAGGAGGCCAACTGATGGGCAACGAAAATCAACCGCGACTCATGTCACCAAGAGAAGCGTCGCAGGCAACGACCATGTCACGAGTGCTTATATCGCTTATGGCAAAAGAGGGTAAATTTCCGCCTCCCGTGAAAATAGGCGTGAAAAGAATCGCGTATGTAAGGGAGGAGGTCGAGAAGTGGATTGATGAGCGCATAGGGGAAAGGGCAGCATAA